GCTAAAATGTGGTTTACTGACGAGTTAGCAGAAATGCTACCTGATAATACCCCAGTAGAACCATTAGATAATTCATCACAAGGGATTTACACTATTAGAGATATTAAAAATCATATATTAAACCAGAACAAGGATGAGTAAAGAAGTATATCAATGTCCTGTTTGTGATTGTTGTAATACAGAAGCACAATATGACTTTTCTAATATGAGTGAGTGTAATGCTTGTGGCTCTGAATGGATTACAGAAACAGGAGAAGTAACACTAGATGCCTATAAAGATGTATCATAAACTAAACCAAAACAAAGATGACTGAAAAAGAAGTACAACTATTAGGGTTTGAAAGAATAGATGAAATTGAAGAGCCTACTCCGTATTACTATTATGAGTATAAAATTGTGGATGGAGTAGATTTTATCACCTCTGCTAATGATGAAGTAGAGAATGGAGAATGGTCAGTAGACTTTTTAGAAGCAAACCCTAAGATAATATTTACAAAATTTGAAGAAGTGCAAGCATTAATTAATTTGCTTACAAAAAGAATTAAATATGAGTAAACTAGACAAAGAAAGACAAGGTAAAGTAAATACCATCCTCTCAGAAATAGAAGGAATACAACTAGAACTAGATATTCAAAATTGGGATGTTCTTTTAGGTTATATTTCAAATATTATTTGTCAACTAGATACAGATATTGCTATTGAGGTAATGGAACAACTAGGTGAGGAGGGAAAGAAGAGAAACTGGTGATAATAGAATTGATGCTATTATTACTGAAGCAATAGAACGAATTGAAGAATGGGCTGACAATACTCCTAATAATGGAGGTATTGAAGATACTCAAACAGATGAATGTGTTGCTTATGAAGTAGACTGCCTGCTTGATGCTGACCCTATCATGCATGGAGGTATATTATTAAATAGAGGTTAAATTATGAAAGATTTACATGTATTTGACAATTTGAACCAAGAAGCTCCCATCAAAGTGGCTACTTTTTATGATGAAGACCAATGTCATCATTACTTAGAAGCTGCAAACTCTGGTTGGAGAGAGCAATACTATTCTGAAACAGGTAAAGACTGGGACTTAGATCGTGAACGTTATTTAATTGAAAACTTTTATTAAGATGTTAAGACAAGTTTATTTAGCTGGTGGATTTAGATCTGGCTGGCAAAAGAAAGTAAAAGAAACTGCTAATGCAAACCCTGGAAATTGGTCATCGGGAGAAGCAATGACGCGAGGTTATACCCAGTTTATCTGGAATGACCCGTTTGAAAAAGAACGTGGGGAATTTGCGGAAGACCGTGAATGGACTGCTAAGGAATATACTAGACTCGATTTGTTCTTGATTGACCAATCTGATATAGTATTTATATACTTAGAAAAAGATAACCCAGGATTAGGCTGTATTGCTGAAGCTGGTTATGCTGTAGGAAAGGGTAAATATACTATCCTTGTGCGTGAAAAACCGCATGAAATTCATACGGATCGTTATCTGGATTTTCTAGAAGAAATGTGCGATATATCATTCGACAACCTGGAAGACGGAATAACGTTCCTCAAAACTTTTAAATGAAGGTAAAGAAAGGAAAACTGGCTATTATTGATGCTGATGCTTTCTTATTTTATGCTGGATATCACTACAGGGACTCACTTAATATGTTGGGAGAAGCTGGAGCGAAGGAAAGAGTAGATAAGATGCTATCAAGAATCCTTAATAACCTTGGAGTTACACACTATATAGGCTTTTTTGGTCTACATGGCGCTGTAAACTTTCGTTATGATTGGGCAACTCTAAGACCCTATAAAGGAAATAGAGATAGCCCACCGTGGCAAGAGTACTTTAAACCTAAAATTAAAAAACACTATGCTGATAAGTGGAACTTCTACGGAATGGGACGCATTGAGGCAGATGACGCTGTAATTATCGCATTTCACCAATTTAAAGATGACTATGATATTATCATGGTTGGTGAAGATAAAGACGCTAGACAGATTGGAGAATTTAAACAATGGAATCCCCGAACTAAATCTCTAATTGAGAACAATCATGAAGCTGGAAGAAAATTCTTTTGGTCTCAAATGTTGCACGGTGAAATGTCGCCGTTACCTATTTAATTCGGTGAAGGCTTTAAAATGCTAATACCGAGCGAAGCCCTGCAGTCCGCGGGGAACGTGTAGAGACTATCCGCTTTGTAGCGGAGTACGTGTAGAAATGATGATTCTGCATGGAAACAGTAGGAATTTTTATTATATTTATGTTATGAAAGAATACAAGATATACACATTATCACACCCTAAAACTAAGGAAGTGAGGTATATTGGTAAAACTTATAGAACTCTCAAAAAGAGACTTTCAGAACATTGCTCAGAATGTAATGCTAATCATGGAACTCATAAAATTCATTGGATTAAGTCATTAAAGAAAAGAGCTACAGACAATTCGTCTGGAAATATACTAAAGATTAAGATATAGTCCGAACCATTAGCGAAAGCTTTTGATGATAATGCAGATTGAGGTTAATCTCTTAATTGTTACTGTTATCTAACACTGTATGGACAATACAGACAACATACAAGGTATTCAAGGTATTGGAGCAGGCAAAAAAGGCGGAGAGACGTCAAAGAATCCTACTGTAATGCGATTATGGGAGCTAGAAGAACCTTCCGAAGAGGATATGTTTGAGTTTGTGAAAACAGCTTATCGTACTAAATACGGTGATGATTGGTTGTATCATATGACAGAAAACTACTTACTTTTGAATATGTTAAGCAAACCTTGCTTTGATTATCCAGAAGAACCTAAGTTAATTCCTTGGAAGAAGCCTAAGAAAGCTGGCCCTAAATCTTTAATCAATCTATAAATGAAGTATTTAGTTAGTAGTCTGAGTGATTTTAGTATCCTTACGACTGAAATAATTGATGAAGAAGGTGGATTAGTTACTGCTGAACTATTCGAATGCCCTACCGCAGCTAAATTGGCTGCTGAAAAAATTACTCTTGGTATGGTACTTGTACCTCTGAGAGAAATTGGGGCTACTGATATAGAAAACCAGGAACTAAGACAGCGTATTCAAGATCTTACAAGAGAAAACGAGAGCTTACGTTCTCAATTAAATGACCTAAACTAGAGATATGGCGCATAAAATCAATGTCAAGAAACTGGATGAGTTCAACGATATGGTGGATCAAATGGTAGAAGATATCGAAGCTGGTAGAGTTACCGCTAATCCATTGAAACCTGAAACGAAGACCGTCACAGAGATCGAAGCTGAAGACTTGGTAGTTAAAGAAACTGCTACTGAGCTAGGAGAAGATTCTGTATCTGATTCTACTGAAAATTACGAACCTGACACTGAGGATGGGGATATTTTAATCAATGGTAAAGCCTTTAAATTTACAGAAGATGGTGATGTTATTGGACGAACTGGAAAAGTACTTGTAGTAATTTCCAATGAAGCTGGTGAGATTGCATTTGGTTCTGCTGCTGTAGCTGCGTCTGAAACTGGATATAATCCAACAACAGTACGCACACGTTGTAGTAAAGAATATGTAGATGATGATGGCAATACTTGGAAATATCGAGATAAAGCATGATAGAAGGATATAACCAAAGAGGAGAGCTTGTTTATCGCTTTAGATATATAGTTCAATTAGCTAACTATCTTGGTCTTGACTACAATAGTGTCAAATTAGATCTCGATAACAGCAGACAATTCAATTTTGCTGATTATATGTTTCATATTTCTGATAAACAAGAAGAACTTTCTTCTGAACAATTTGAAGCACTTATTTGTCAATATGGCGAAGATAATTCTATAAATCCTGTTGATATTGCTTATGGTACAGATTGTAGAGGAAATATTTCTTGTATGATGATTGAAGGTAAAATCTATATTTTCAAGCATATCATTCCTATGATGTTTGCTGGTACACATACTATTATAGAAGCTCTGAATAGTAAATTTACAGCTAATCCAGATCCTGAATTTGTTGAAGATTTCGGTTATCCACAGCCCAAAAGAATTGATGGAATCCATGCTGAATATACCCCAGATAAAGGCAATGGATTATTTGAAGCTCCAGAAGGCACTATTATAGTTACTCCTAATGATGATATCTATGGAACTGTTCAAAAATGGGTTGATCAAAGAGATGCAGAAGAAGCTGAAGAAAGAAAACTTGCTATGGCTTGTAATGCTGGGGAATTTCCTCATTCTTTTACAGTTACAAAAACTATGAGTCAGAAAGAAATAGATAGATATTTTAAAAAAATTGTTGAATGTATGGATGATAAATATCTTGAAGAAGCTAAAAATGCCAAAGAAGTAAAAGCTTGTGCTAATCATATGAATGCATCTGACGGCGGAAATTATTCTGCTAATGGATCATCTTCTCATTATAAAGCGGCACTTGTTGAATACATTGATGATGTTGAACTTCAGCATGGAACAGTAATTGCTTTTATTACTTGTCATTTGCAGGCGGTTAAATATCGAGCAAGAGCAGGAAAGAAAGAAGGTGTCCCAGCTGAAAAAGATATCGTAAAGGCTAAATGGTATGAGACCTGTTCTCTATATTTACGTGAGAAAATTGATGTTTTCCAAAAAGGCTCTGATGACGATGTACGAGACTTTCTTGATAAATATGGCCATGGCCGTACTTATATCAATATGAGTCCTCACATCTATGATCTTTTACAGTCAGATATTGCTGCCATCATTGGATTATCTAACGATCTGCTTGTTGATGAAGCAAAAATGGGAAATAAGATGCCATTAGGTGATATTGTTAATATGATCCAAAATAACGGATAATATGGAAATATTAGACTTAACACAATGCAAGTCTAATGGGGAAGTTTTAGAAGCCGTAAAGGAAAGAGTAAGATCAGTTGATTGTGATGACTTAATTAGAGAGTTATCCAATGATTTTATTTACCATGAAGAAGCAACACGTAAAATTTATGCGGCACTTGCTCTAGGTAAAAACTCTATCCTTTACGGGCCAGGAGGATTTGGTAAATCTGTACTGGTTAAAGCTGTGTGTAAAAAATTAGGAATACCTGTAATCTATAAAGTAGGTTATAAAGGAATGACTCCCGAAGAATTACTTGGAGTTCCTAATATGCAAAAATTACTTAATGAGAGTACGTATGAAACGGCTTTTGAGAACAGTGTGTTTTCACAACCTGGAATACTTATTCTTGAAGAGTTTTTTGATGCAGATCCAAGCACAGCGGCGGCACTTAAAGATATCCTTACTGAAAGAGGATTTCGAGAAGGTAACTCAAGAAAAGAAAGTTTGATAGCATCTGTGATCATTACTGGTAATAAAACACCAGAAGATGTATCAATTGATGACAGCACGAAGGCTTTCTATGAAGAGCGCTTTCCATTCCGCCACGAAATGATTTGGGACAGATTTGATGAAAAGAATTACTTCAATTTCTTCAAGGTATATTATAAAGAGATATGTACAGAGAATGCAGATGCTCTTTTACTAGTTGCAAAGTTATGTGCTAGCACAGAGAAACGTATTAGTCCTCGTGTAGCCACTCAAGCAGCTGATACCGCAATGGGACTTGGAGTAGCATTTTTAGACACTGTTACCGATCTTGATACTTCCTTAGTAGATGAAATGAAACGACAAGTTGAAAAGGAACTTGTACAAATAACGGAAATCGATCTGTTAGAGAAAATTAAAAGAAAAGTTATTGCTTTAATTGATGACATACGTACTCCAGAAGATATGCATCATGTTATTGATTGTCGAGCACAACTTTCTACAATTTTAGAGCATTTCAGCAATGAAAATTTCTCTAATGATGTATATAACACAGTAATAGAATTGCGTACTCTTATCCAAAGAGGTTTGGGTACTACTGAACATTTACTGCTAGACTATGCTGATTTAGCACAAATTGAAGAAGACGTAAAAGAACTTTTCTATGGTAAAAGCACATCCTAACTATCGAACTCCGACTGATGCAGATATACAAGAAGCTATTGAATTTTGTGGGTATGAATACTACTTACCTCGGCAAATATTCCTTGATCTTGTAGCTCTGTATAGCCGTCACATGATGGGAGAGAACATCAAAGACTACTTAAAAGATAAGCTTGACGATAAGCCAATTGTAAAAGAATTTTATACAACACTTTCGTACGATTATTTTATGGGTAGTACACCTTTATCCAAAGCTCTGTTTACATTGAAAGAACTCTCAAAAGAGGTCAATTTCAGAAGCTTAGAGAAAGGAAGAGATCCTTCTAAATTAGACGGAAACTACATAAAAGAACCTGATGAGACTAGTTCTCTTATCATGTCTGAATCTGAGACAGAATTAGAGCATGAAGAACAAGCTAGACTCATGAAATTCATAATGGATTTCAAAGGAAGTTTACCGATGAAGATAGATAATTCTTCGACAAGTATTCTAAAAGCAAAGATGAAAGTCTACAAGGATATGTTTCGTGTAGATAAATCATATCTGGTTCGACCAGATTTTAACTTCAAATTAGTTAATAAGCGATTAATAGTTGATAAAGAATTTGATAAAGATGAAGACGATGACATTCTAATTTACTTAGAAGATGCATCTAGTTCTATGAGTTATGGAGATAATTTTGTAGCTTCTAAAGCTATACAGAAATTAATCTGTGATGATCCTAGAACTGTTCATTATTATCGATTTTCTAATAAAATTAAGTTGTATGAGCTTAAAAGTTTTGAAGAGAAGATAAAAGTATTTTCTCAAGAGAAGCAATATTACAAAACTCAATGCGATTATATTGCACTAATTAAGATGTTAAATGACAAATATTCAAAAGGTGATGTCATCATTTCCACAGATGGAGAAGATGTAATACCATCAACCTTAAACTCACCTCTTACTCTATATGCTGTAACACATTCAAGAAATAATAATCTTTCAATGGTGTGCAGAAGAACAGGAGGTAAATACTTGGTAATATGAGTGAGCAAATTCAACTCACCCCTGATCAACAAATTGCAGTTGATGCTATCAAGGATTTTCTTAAGAACGCAACTGAAGATATATTTACACTTACTGGTGTAGGTGGAGCTGGGAAAACGACATGTATCAGAGAGGCCATTCGTGGACAATCGAACGTTATCGGAGCTACTATATCTCATTCAGCTAAATTTGTATTAGGAGAATCATTAAAAGGCATTGCAAACTGTATAACTGTTGCCCAACTTTTGGGTTTAAGACAGATTATAAATGAAGAGGGGGAAATTTCATTTTTACCTAAAGCTTATGATCAAAACCGACCATTACCTGTAGCTCAGGCTAGAATTCTAGTTATTGATGAGTGTAGTATGATTGATGCAGAGACATTCAAACAGATAGTATCTATGAAGAATGACTACTGCAAGGTTATATTTATGGGTGATGCATTCCAACTACCGCCTATTGAAGGGAAGAATGATTCTATTACTTTTGATTTTACAAAAGCAGAATTAAATATTCCTGTAAGGTATACTGGGCCGCTTGCTGATTTAGGTCAGCGTATTCGTGATGAAATTGAAAAAATCAATAACGATGAAGGGGCAACAAGAAACCTAATCAATGATTGGCAAATGAGTGAATTAGATAATGATGCTCGTACTAGTCATGTAAATGAAGATGGTAGTGGTTACATATTTTTAAATGATATTAATGACGTTGTTCGTATAGCGTTGGAATCATTTAAGAATGACGATGATCCAGAATCAATGCGTATGATTGCATATCGTAACAGTTCTATTGAGAAAATCAATAACGTTATGAGAGCACAATTGTATTGTGATGGAGATGAAGATGAGATGGATGAAATTCCTCAGTTTATGCCTGGGGAGTTGGTTATTTGTAATGGGGGATATAGTGTGCAAAATCAGGAAATGAATTTTCCACGTCGTGTAATCTATAATAACCAGACATTTAAAGTCAAAGGTACATTACCTGTAAATGGGCCTAATGATATACAGTCACTTTCTATGGATTTGGAACCTCATGTTCCTGTTCCCGAAGGCTGTGGTATTTATTGTTTAGATTGGGAAAATGGAAGATATGATTTCTTCAATATTAACAATCAATTAAAGAAAAATGCCAAAGAAGACAGTAGACAGTGGAGTACTTATTACAATTTCAGAGGACAGTGGGTATGGTTTGAATACGCCTATGCTTTGAATAGTCATAAGTCCCAAGGTAGAACATTTACAGATGCAATTATCTTTGAGAAAGATATATTTACAGTTAAAAAGAGTACATTAAAATCTAAGCTTCAAGCACTTTATGTGGCTTGTACAAGGGCAAAGAGAAGAATTTACATTTATAACTCAAAATATAGAGTCGATCAATCTCAACTTCCTGAGTCAATTAAGCAGGAATTATTTCCTGAAAAGGAGGATTAAGATTATGAGCAATGCAATACTAAAGAAAAGTAATCTTAGAAATTATGAAGTCATTCCAGGCCCTGGAACTTATGTAGTTAAGGTAGCTAATTCAGTTAAACCTGATTATCTCATAGAAGATGGGTCTAAATCACGATACATTGTAAATTTAAGAGCTTCAACTATTGAGAAGCTAGAAGAGTGTGTTGGATTAATGGGCAGACGAAATTCAGTAGCATTTTACACAGTAAAACACTGTTTTTTGTCAGGTGCCCTATGGGATAATGACCTTGATGACATTACTAGATTACCTACCAAAGGAGAAGAAATCATTGCTACATTTGAAATGAAAGATGACGAACTCCTTTGTACTGCTTTGACATTAATACCTAGAAAACAGTTAGATACTTTTGATCTAGATGCATATTGTCAAAGCCGCAAATTACTTAAAAGTTTATTATAAAATAGAATGGATGAATTAATTACATTAAATGAGAGATATGCAGAAGAATCCGTAGGGATATTTCCGTTTATCTCCAAGAACAGAGTGACAATTCTTGATCAAGGATTTCATCAAAAGAAAGTTGCAAAATATCGTGGTGTTTCTTTTATCTATGATACTAAAGAAGAACGACACAAAGCTCTTCTTATTGGTTATTATTATGTTCCCAAAAATTATATCATTGTACCTGAAGGTCTAACATTGACAGAAGGAAAAAAGAAACTCGTTTCAGATAAACTAAACGACGGGTACGAGTTAATTGTAGGATTTCCTAGTCTTAAACCATATGAATTTGGTGAAGATACTGAAGAATATGAAATTGCTAAACGTGTTAACGAAAACTACAAGAAAAGTAAATGATCTATTTAGTAACTGGGCGAAAAGATGCCTATAGTAAAAAAGAACTTGCTAAAGAAGGTATTGTTTTCGGGAAAGCTAAAAATTTCGTTAAATGGGTAAATTCTTATGATGGCTTTATGCAATTTGATACTGAAACTAATATTGTCGAAGGTCTCTATGGTTGGAAAGGTCACTTAGAAGGTAAAAACAAAAGATTTGTTCTTGACTTAGATGAAGACGGTAACAAGATTCCTTGTAAAAGAGAATGTTATGTTGCACAATTCGGAGATGAAACTGGAGATGATCAGTGGATCTTTGATGTACCTAGTCTTAGTAAGAAGCAATTAGAATGTATGAAAGTAGGTCTTACCTACAGACGTTCCGACGACAAGAAATCTTACTTAATACACAACTTCTTGTTCGATTATGGAGTAGTAAAAAGCAATTTTGGAATTGATATGAATAGTGTTATTGACACATTTATATGTTCTAAAGCTGTTGCTACTGGTCTTAAAATCGGCGAAGATTTACCTAAAGGTTACAATAGCTTGGCTGGTTGTGCTAGTAGATACTTAGGTATCGATCTATCTAAAGCAACCCAAACTACCTTTACAGGAGAGCCAATGTCTGTTGAACAAATCAAGTATGCTGCTATAGATGTTACAGTACTTGGGCCTTTATTTGAACCGCTTTATAATGAAGTGATTGAATGGGGCTTAGAAAATGTAGTAACTCTTGAATCAGCGCTTGCACGCTCTTATGGTGATGCAATGTATGAAAACCTATATTTAGATGCTGAAGAATGGCGTGTAAATATGGAACATCAATTTGCAGAGGTCAAAAGAATAGAAGAAGAATTGCATGATTTAATGTTTGGATACTTTGAAGAAGAATGTCATGAACTTGGGTTCATACAAAGAGATGATGAGTATCAATTTATTAAACAGAAAGTATGGACTGGTCGGGCTAGAAAGAAGGATATTATGTTCTATCTTTACCCTGATATGCCAAAGAATTTCACAACGCAAAAAGAATATCAGAGTTACTATGATATGATTGCTGATATGGATGATGGCCCAGACCCTAAATTTCTAAATTGGATTCTGACTAAGAATTATGAACCGCTTGAATTGTACCTCATTAAGCATCATAATGATTGGCTTACTGAACAAGGTATATTTATACCTAAAGATACAGTGTTAATTAATTTAAAGTCACCTGATCAAAAACTACAGTTGTTTAGACTTATAGATCCAGATCTTGAAAATACTGATAAAGAGACAATTGCTAAAATCAAACATCCATTAGCTGAAAAACTAACAGAATACAATAAAGCAAGCAAACTCTCCACTTCATACGGTCAGAATTTTTTAGATGCGATTAACCCAGACGGTATGTTCCGTATTCAGAGTTTTACTCAGATATTGAACACTGGTCGTTCTAGTATGGCGCTTATGCAGCTATTACCTGGAACTGCTATGTACCGTAATCCATTTAAACCTAATAATCCTAAAACAGGAACACGGGATGATGGACATGTATGGAAAGTAGTTGGTGCTGATTATGCTTCTCAAGAGGCGGTAGTAGCAGCAACATTCTCTAATGAAGAAGCGTTCTTAACTGCTCTTCGTAATGGGTATGATTTCCATAGTTCATGTACGTCTTTCATGTTCCCTGATGAATGGAAAGAATTAGGAGGTGATCCCAAACCTATGGGTAAACCAAAAGATCCTAAGTTACTTAAACTTCGTCAATCAAGTAAAGTAACAAGTTTCGGAATTATGTACGGTAAGAGTGCAATTGGTCTTGGAGAATCTTTGAATCTTCCAAGTACTACTGCTGACCTTATTGAACAATATCCTGAAGAATATGCTGCGTTTATGGAAGAACATAAAGAAGATTATGAAGCTTTCTACCGTGGATGTCGATCAGGACGGAATACAAAAGGAACTAGACATGAATGGATCAAAGCACAACATAAATCGGGTAAATTTTTACCAGATGTAGTTACAGGAGACGATCTTATAGACCGATTCCACAATGCATTCCCTCAAATGCACAAATTCTTAAATGATTCATCTGAAGAAGGGGTAGTACAAAAATATATTAGAACTCCAGACGTCATTGGACGTGTTAGGAGGTTCCCACACCCAGAACATTCAGGAGATGAAAGTAAGATTCGAAGAGCAGCTCAGAATTTTAAAATTCAGAGTAGTTCAGCAAATATGACCAAGTTTGCTATATGTCTAATAAAAAACCATATAGAGGAAAACAATCTTCAAGATAGAATGAAGTTTTGTTTACCGCTACATGATGAAATAAGATATATTGC